GCAAAATAATTATATTTAGGCAAAATAATTATATTTAGGCAAAATAATTATATTTAGGCAAAATAATTATATTTAGGCAAAATAATTATATTTAGGCAAAATAATTATATTTAGGCAAAATAATTATATTTTATATATTATATAGAATGTCTTTGACAAATCTTGCCGCTCTCGAAACTGCTTCATTGTTCGCCAAAACTTTAGGCCTAGAAACTAAGGTGTATAACTTTCAACGTTTAAATACTGACGCAGCATACGCCGATATGTCTGGTGTTGTTACCCAAGTTAAAGACAGCATGCCTGCTGGCGGTCGTATCCTTATAAGTGCTGCTGATGGTCAAGTTTTAATGGATACAAGTAAATCTAACAATTCAAGAGCGAATGCATCTGCTAAAGCGATTAACGAAAATCACAACAGCCGTCTCTCTATAATTTCTGCTGGATTAAGTGCCAGTGGTGTTGCTACAGAAAAGAAGTATTCTAGTTCGACTCTAAAAAATGAAGAATATTTAGCAGTGCGTGTAGGTTCAAGTGCACAAGATGCGATAGGCGTTATTAGATATTCTATTTAAATACTTACTTATATAATACTAGATTAGCATAACTAATAACACATACCGAATTGTTTTATACATATGAAATTATATCATATGTATAAATATAATTATACCAGAGTGATGAATCACTTTTGGATAATTATTGAAATAAATGATACTTATTTAGTAATAAACCAATAAAGTATATAATTCTAACAATTATATTATATATTATATATTATATATAATGTTTTCTACATTTAATAATTCGAGCATTTTAGATGATTTAAATACTCCGAGTGTGTTAGACAATTTGAACAATCCCAATTTTGATAAATCAGATGTTTTAGATGATTTGAATACTCTTAGTGTTTTAGACAATTTAAACAATACAGAACAACTCCCAGAAGTTCCGTATGTTCCGATTTGCTTCATTGCAGATTCAAATGTAGTAACTGACCAAGGTATTGTTAAAATTCAAAATATTAATACTGCTATACACACTATTCGTAAAATGAAAATTATAGCATTGACTAAAACACAATTATATGATAATTATCTTGTTGAAATAGAAGAAGGGGCCTTATATAAAAATGTTCCAAACAAAAAAACTACTATAAGTCCAAATCACAAATTGTTATATTTAGGAAATATGATTTGCGCGAGTGATTTGATTGGAAAAATTGCAGGCGCTCATAAAATACCGTATTCAAATGAAATACTTTACAATATCCTTTTAGAAAAGCACGACAGAATGATTGTAAATAATTTAATTACCGAGACATTAGACCCCACGAATCTTGTTGCCAGTTTGTATAATGCTAATATGAGTAAAAATGAAAAAAATATTTTCATAAAACAATTAAATAAAGCAATTGTTGAAAATAATATTAAGGATTATATCCATTTGAGCAATAGCATAAACCTGAAAAATAAGCGCTCAGTAAAACAACACTAGATGTTCGTGGATTCTTTGAAAAAATACAAAGAAGTTTTTTGAAAAACTATCCATTATCCATACGTCCAGATGTTAATCATACATAACAACAATATATAAATTGATTTATATATTGTATAAAATACATATTTTGCGAGAACTCTATAGAGAATAAAGAGAAGAGGTCACAGAGAATTATCCGGAGAATAGTTGTATTCATAGAATAATAAAAATATTTACACGACTAAAATAGTATATTGTGAGAACGTCTGAGCTCAGAACGAGCATAGATGTTCGAAGATTCTCCGGAGAATTATATTATCGAAGGATAATATGTCCGTATAATTTTCTAATCATCATATGCAAAATCATCATCTCCTTCATCACCATAGTAATTTCCATCCATATAATCGTCCCCAAATTGAGCTATATCATTTGCCTCATTATTATAGAACTCATCATCTTCAGCTTGTTGGGCACGTTCCAGTTCATCTACATCAATATCCCCGGGTAAAGGTTCTCCTATGTCATCTAAAACTAAATCTTGTTCAAAACGCAATATAGCAGCAGTATGTTCATTATCATATGTAGTTTTATCATAAATAAACACTCCTTTTTGTATGCCGACATTCCATCTACCTTGATGTAATTGTTTCAACAGGTCTTCTACTTTCCGCTCATCTTTTTGCATATTTCTCAAGTAGTCTGTTATAGTTTTCTTTTCTTCCTCTTTTGACCGGCGAACGCGTTTAGCAATCTCTGAGTATGGTTTATCCAATGTTTTTTTGTTGTGTTCATCAATTCGTAAAAATGCAATCATCATTTCGCAAACCCGCTTTTGTAAATCTTCTTTTTCACCGGCACGGATTTCTACTTGATATAAATCGGCTTGGGCTTCTCCTACTTCTTCGGAAGAACTAGTAAATACACTAGGTAAATTATTTGAAGGATTTGCTAAATCCCTATTCCGATTGCGGCGTTCTTGTCTAGTTTCCTCTATATCGATATTCAACAAGTCGTCATCCGATGATAAGTTCATGTATTCATATAACACGGAATACCAGCAATACACATGTAAATAATACAATGTTTTCTTATCAAATAATTCAAAATACGTCGCGTCGTTTTTAGCAATAGGTGTTTCCATCGGAATATGCTGCAATAACAAATGAATATCAACCGTTTTTCGTTGAACCTCTTGTAAAAATAATTGGAGGGCTTTGTCCCCTTTGAACTTATTCAAACCTTCTAAATATTTTTTCAAAATATTGGATATATCCGATTCATGGAACTTGGAAAGCTCCCAATGTTTATGAACCACTGTATAAGAGGCATTATTCATAATCATAGATGGATATACTTTCGCTAATGATTCCACCGAGTTTTTAATAAATTGGGCAACTGTATAAATACCATCATATCCCGATTCTTCTGTATCCATATTCCATACATGAATATTCGCCATAAACGATTGCAATTGCACAAGTTCTCTGGAAGTTAAGTTTCCATAACTCTTAATAAAACTTCCGCGATTCACATTGATTATTTCTTTCAACATTTGTTCATTGGTTTTCGCTAAATACTTTCGCAATTGCACAATTTCTTTGACACTTCCATCTTTCTTCATTTCTTTTGGTTTATATGCGCGTATTGCAGCCAACATAAGTTCTCTGAGAGGACCTGGTATGACTTCTGAATTGCTATGATCCATTGATTCTATAAACCCAACTAGTTTGACTACTTGGTTGAATTGTTCGCCAGGTGATATATGAACAATGTTTTGCATACGAATGTATTCCATCATTTGTTTCAATGTATTTTGGTCATATCTCTTACCGTGTTTCTTCAAATACTCTATTTTTTCTTCTATAGACCAACTATTTTTATAACCGGCAGGTTTATCGCCGCAAATGTTGAGTAATCCTTCTGGAACCGGTTGTTCTCTATCATATTTAGCATAATGTATAACTGCTGAATAAATATTTTTTTCGGTTTCTATAGTCGGGATTTCAACTCTTACTATTGCCGTAGATGGTTCGTGATATAGAATGTTCGCTTTAGAAACTATACGAATATCATCCACCAATTTAGCTAAATCATTTGCGACAGTTACATATTGACGTATTGTCGGATTTTCACCTATAAAATAAATCATTGGATGGGTAGATTTACTACGGTCATTGCAACATGCATTTTCTAAAAATGGAACACCTCCTGAAGTAGCTAATAAACTCGTTTTACTTTTAACAATATTGTATATTTGCTCTATTATTCCATACGTATGCATGCTTATACGTGAAACCGCTACACCCAATTGCGAAAATTGGTCTTTGTGGCCCTTTTTCAAAGTCTCCATCAAATGCGATTTGAAATCACTCGCTACATTGTGTAAATTGGATATAACAGAGAACTCTACTACTGGCGGTAAAAATCCTCGCCATTTTTCAATACTGTGTTCTTGTGGAACTTCTTCGTCCGGAACCAGCAATAGATATTCCCGTTTTTTGATATACAGATCGGACACATCACTGCGTTTTAATATGTGTTTATCTAATACATCACGAATACGGGTAGCAATGAGTGGTGGGCTCAACTTCATTATGGATTTCCATGGTTCCTCATCATATTTAATGCCATTTATCAAACACGCGATATATTTTAACCCACTAACGTCTTCCATTCCTCCTGCTAAAGGATATCCGGTAAAAGACTTTACACATCCTGGGAATGTTTTTCGGGTTTTTATTGTTGGAATAACACATTGTATAGCTACTAAGAGAACTCCGGCTACAATAGATATAATTGCCTGACTTTTATAAATAGGATATACTATAGAGGTTTTTCCAGTTTCTTTTTCGGTTTTAGCAGCACGCTGTTTGTATTTGTCTTCATCCATAATGACTGCTGGATTACGAATCAATTCTAATGATACACGCAATACAAACTCTTCGATGTTTTCAGGAGGAACCCCCGCAGCATTTACAATAGCCATAAAAACATTATAAACCATTTGGTCTGTGGCATTGTCAAATACACGGACTTTTTTAGATAATGCTTCTGCTACCATTGTGCCTAAATCTTTTTCCAAAATGGCATTGGTAGTTATTTTGAATCCAGCATCATCATATTCTTCTTCATCGACAAAATCCCGTTTTTTTAATGGAAACCCGGTTTCTTTATCTACATAATAGTCGCCGTCATCACTCAACTCAGCGTTTGCACACATTTTTTCGAGTAAATACTGGTAATCGCCTCCTAATATAAACTCATTCGCTAGAGTATATAAAAAATATGGCATAAGTTTCGTATTTGTTTCTTTGCAATACATCCATGCTTGTTCCTCGGAAGGTAACGGCGTTCTGCAATATTCATCATAAAACCATACAATATCTTTTTGTTGGCGGACAAAATCATTTAGCGAAAGTATCATATCGAGAACTTTTGCATTCGGTGAAACAACCTTTTCTTCTATAATTCCGCCTTGGTTGGCAATATTCAGTGCAGTGGTATTTTGTTTGTAGATATGCATTTCTTTTAAAATCGAATTACGATATACCGATTTAATACATTTGTTTACGAATATTTCTAAATCATCTTCCAATTCTTCTATTGTCATAGATAATCGTTTGTTCATTTCGGACAATATTCGTTCATTCGACGTATGTTTCAATCCCAGTTTTGACCGTTCTAGTGTATCACATTGTTTGCTAGTCGTATTTTTATAGCATTTATCCTGAATATTACAAAATAGGGATTGTGTATCCATAAAGGCCTCTTCTTCTATAGAATCATCTCGGACCCAATTGTTATTTTTACGAACATAATAATGTGTTTTTGTATATAATTTACCATCTAAGTTCAAATCAAATAATTCCTCTTGCGACAATTTGTTTGGATTGACATCTTTCGGCAATTCAACTGGTATTTCTAATATAGCATATTCTCCGTCTACTACTTTTTTCTTGCCTGTTATAAGTGTTTGGGCCATTTCTTTGGACAATTTGGAATTACAATCATGTTTTTGAACCAAGTTCTCAGCTAAAAACTCCACAAATGTTTCTGCAGTCATTTTGCCTTTTTGTTTTTCATATTTTTTCAGAATATGATAAGGTGTATCATCCATTTCTTTATCGTAAAAGACCTCATCTTTATTATTGTCTTTTTGTAATTCGGAAATAGAAGTGTATTTTTTTGTCAAAAAACGGCGCACGCAATCTTTTGGTCGTATTTTATCCACCTCAGACATATCCTCCTGTGTAGGAATCTCAAATGCTTTTAACAAAGAATTGGGTGTATATAGTGATAACAATACTACAGACATAATGGCGTATAATAATGAATATCCGTCGGATTTTTCAAAATAGAAAAGCAATTCACTAGAGGTCAATGACGCAACCCTTTCCTTTAATAAATACATTTCGAATATGTTTTTCAAGTTTTCTTGGTCATCGCGTAATAAAACATCCAAAATGTTTGATACATTAGTATACACGGGTTTTGATGTTAATTTGTTGTATTCCGTAGATTTTTCTTTCATTCTATCATTAAACTCAAATATTTTGTATTTTATAAATCTACGTATTTTATTGTATTGCGAGTATGTAATATCTTCTGCATACACATGAAATGGTTCCAGTAATTGAATTGCATGTGCAATAGATAGATTGTTGGACATATAATTTTCCATATAATCGATACATGTTGATATGTCTGGTAATATATTGCGCAATGTTTCGGAATAGGTAGTTGATGTTCTCGGTATTTCATCGCTCACCGAAAACGATATTATATTTTCCAAAAACTTTGGTAATTTTGATTCTTCTTCCGGTTCCGCTGGGTTTTCTTTTGGTTGTTCTTTTTTATCTTTTTCAGGGGGAGTATTGTATTTTGTATTTGGGGCATATATCATTTTTTCATCCAAATCAACAATATTGTAATGGTTTTTTTGGGTGCGTTTATTCAAAAACCGATAAGGTTCTAAATAGGTTCTCCCCAAATTAGTTTTTAACAACATATTTGTTCCAGGTAAAGCAGCTCGTGAAAAAAATACGGCTTCTTTTGTCAGCATTAAAAAACCGTGTATATTCGCTTTATCTGCTGACATAACCGATTTTCTGAGTATTATTTTTGCACCATTTTCAGTATCAAACGTGTGAGGTCTATGTATAGACGACGAATGACGCAATATAGAATACTTTTTCAACTTATCTTGAAACTCTCCTTTGTTATATGTATGTCTTGCAGTAGAATCATAATCGCCAATATTTTCAACTATACAATCCATATCTTCCTTTACCCGTTTTGCTGCTAGTGATTTACCTTTGGTTTGCATATTTTCGCTATATACTGACATATTTGCATTTGCATCTTTCAACATTTTTTCGTATTTTAATTGTTCGCCTTGTATTTCTTTATCGGAAAAAGTTTTTTGGATACTTTGTAATTCACGTAATATTTCATTCATAGTGGTATTGATTATATCCGGCGAATGGTCGTTTTCATACGGTTCGTCGGAATATACATATTTCATATTACTGACAACTGGCATCAACCATGGGACTTTAACGTCTAAATTGAAGAGTCTATCATGTAGCGGATTGTGCATTTTACCCAATATACGAATATCTTTTATGTTACCAGTATCGTCAAATATAGAATATAATTGCCGGAGTTCTTTGAAACGCTCCACTAACCTATGGATATTGTCTAATACTACTTTCGTTCTCTTGTGCATAGGTATATCTGCTAAAAGTCCGTCCATTAACGCCTCAGTTTGAACATCAATGTTATAACGTTTCTGATGTTCCGGAACTTCTACTTCTATAATGACTTCTCCCAATTCTTCCCCAAAAATATCGTCTCCGTCTAAATACAATTTTTGTAATGTATCATCTATATTTTTATTTGGCTGGGCAGTAGGTGGAATAGTAATAATAGACTCTCCGTCATCTGTATATTCTATACTCGCTTCTTTTGATGTATCGTCTCCCGTGTCTTTTTCATTCTCCATTTCACTTTCAAATGACTTTAGAGAACCATCGTATGCAATACTGGATGGTTTTTCACGAATAGTAATTTCTTCTATAGGCAATTCTGGTGGAATGCCTCGGTATCCGAAATCGATATATATGACAGAAATTGCTGGATACGTAGTAATTTCTATCATATCATCTTCTAAATTGGTTATTTGACCAGTTATAACAGTTGGAAACTCTCCACCAAAACGAATATCTATCCACGTATCTGGTAATAAATTGTGTTGTCTAGCATATCCACTCACTGGATTTCTAGCTAATAATGCAATATCTACAATAGATTCGTCTGATAAATAACGCCCGTCTATGATTCGCAATTCTTTTTTATCAAAATTGGCAATATTTACAATAGAAATACTAACATTTTCTGGAATATCCGTATCAATATAAATAACATAAAAGGTTTGTTCATGAAACTCATCATTTGTAGGCGCTTCAATTCTTATAATATCGCCCAATTCTAGAGATATTCCTCCCCCCTTTTTCAGTATCATTTCAGGGTTTGTATAATTATCGTGTTCATTTATTTCTGTGTTCATATGAGTATAATTATATATAATAGTTCTAAATTATTAACGTCTAGTTGTTTGTATTATTATTATTTATGATAAATAATAATAGAGACAAAATGCTTCATTATTTAGTAATATGCATGTGCAAAGAGAACTAAGTCAAATGACGCCCAATTATGCAATATATTCACTATTACCAGAAGATGCGCAATTTTCAAAAAGAATCGTTTCTACTAAAATATGTGTATCTACGAAATCATTGTCTCCCGATAAATTGTCTTCAAATAACGTTCCGTCACCGACTAGCTTTCCCCGCTTCGATGGGTTCTCAATGTATAAAATATACAATTATGACAAAACTATACTATCATGTTTAGACAATTTTCATAATAAATATAGGTCAGTTGTATTTAGTTATCCCGAAAACGAATTATTGAGTTTTTCACCACCTAAATCTATTGAATATAATGAGTTCGTTAAAAAGTATCCTAAAATAGGATTATTAGAGGAAACCATTTTAGCCACAGAAAAAATAGAAGGCGTTAGTATCAATTTATTTTATGATTCACGTATTCAGTCCTGGGAAATAAATACAAAAACAAATATTGGCGGTAATTATTGGTATTTCATGAAACCCGCTGTTTCTAACACATTGTTCTCCGATAATTTTCCGTCACATACATTTTCAAAATGTTCTACAGATATACCAAAATCATCTACATTTTATGATATGTTTTTAGATGCATTAATACAACCTAGAAATACAAACTTGAATGATAATCCGTGGATTAACGAATTGCCTAAAAACTGTTGTTATTCATTTGTATTACAACATCCGGAGAACCAAATTATTGTCCCTATAAAATCGCCTAAATTGTGGCTAGTCGCTATATATGAAATTCGTAATAATTGTGCTATACACATCCCTTCTTTTGAATATAAAACATGGCCCATTCTTATGAATATAACAGGCGTAATGGATTTTCCTAGAGAACTCCGAATAAATAGTTATGAAGAATTGCAAAATGATGTTGCTAAATATAAAAACCATCCGTTCCGATTTACAAAAGGGATTGTTTTGTGGAATGAAAAAACGGGGGATAGAACATTGCTAAATAATCCCATATACACTGAATTGTTGAAACTGAGAGAGATTTTCCCCGGATTTCAATATGAATATTTCTGTATGAAACGTATTGGTAAAATCGCAGAATATTTAGAATATTTTCCACATTATAAAAAAAAGGTCGTGGCAATGGAGAACATTTACGATGACTATGTAAAAACCCTGCATACGTGTTATATGAATGTGTATGTATTTAAAACGGCAGACATAAACACGGTCAGTTATTATTACAGACCATTTATTGAAGAACTACATAAAACAATATATTTACCGAGTATAAACACACGGAAACCCGTGAAGATTACGAAACCAATTGTGAAATCCTATATAAGCCGTATGGAACCACGCGAACTGTTATACCTTTTTTCCTATTTGCGAAGAGAACCATACGAAATAAATACGAATTAATGTCTGGACGTATGCAATGATATTAAGCTAAACAAAATGAACAATGGAGATTATACAATATACTACTAATGTTATATTGTAAAATAGAATCAGACATGTAGACGTTTTTTATGTTGTTATATTATAATGAAAACGAATACCTGTGTTTGTTTGATTTGTTATAAACCAAATGATATATGGATTGATTTTTTATCGAAATTTACAAAATATGATATTTACATAGTTATTGATGACAATAGTGCAGATTATAAAAAACAATATTCTGTATTTAGTAATATAAATATAATACAAATTAATAATGAAGAATGTAAAAAAAACGGATTTACAAATATGAATTTTATTATGAAAAAAGAGATAACAGCATGGGAAAAGTCAATATATTACTTTTCAACTATAAACACAGAATATGAAAAAGTATGGTTTTTTGAGGATGACGTTTTTTTCTATGATGAAGAATCTTTATTGCATATTGATTCAACATACGATAATTCTGATTTATTAAGCAATTCTTATACAGAAAATGTAAATGGACATAAAAATAATTGGCATTGGAATAGTATAGATATACGATTACAACCGCCATATTATGCTGCAATGGTATGTTGCGTAAGGATTTCGTCAAAATTATTATCTAAAATTAGAAATTATGCGAATGAATATCATACATTATTCTTTTTAGAAGCACTATTTCCAACAATATGCAAAGTAAATAATATGAAATATGATACACCTACTGAATTCAAAAATATTGTATATACAAAAAACTACGCAGATAGAGATATTGATAAAAACAATCTATTTCATCCAGTAAAAAATATGACTAAACATAACTATTATAGAAATATGTTAAAAAACTAAACTTTATATAGAATGACTCATAATAGTAATCATAATAAATTATCTCTAAACAAAAATGTAGAGATAATTACTTTAGACAATACTTATACTTGAACACTTATGCAAATCCAACGCTCCTTCCTATCTCTGGTGTTCTCATAATTCCATATTTCCTATATCAGACTGTGTGCTCAAAAACTCTTTTAGAGATATGTTCTCTATTGTATGTGTAAAATATAATGGTTTATAGTTATAATAGTGTTGTGGTAACATAAGCAGATGTGGATAATTAAAATATTTATTCGTAGGACGTCGGTAATTTGTTATTTTATGCCATTTCAGATGTTCTCGGTTCGTGTCGTTGGAACATGATGAAAAAAGTATGTAAAGTGGAATTATGTATATTCCGGTTATACCTACATCATATCTAGAACGCTGACATTCTACTTCTCCTATGAAAGTAGCTTCCTGTTCTAGTGGCACAGCACTACTCACGTTATCACTCGGTTTATAATAAATACCCGTATATTTCACAATTTCCCCATCACTTACATTCACCATCCGCTTTTTACCATTATCCGGAGATAATTTGTTATCTCCAGATGATTTTTGAACAACCGCACTTGTATCTCTTATGAATAATGTCCGAATACCCTGAAAATCCTCGATAGTTTGTTCTATAGTTTGCATCTTTGTAGGTTGTATTTTTATATGTGTAATAGGAGAACATCTTTATATTTATTTGATGTTATTGATTCAACATATGTATCGCCATAATCACACGCCATTTATTACATGTATAAACAAACAATCCGATACACATACATATTGCGGATATGCCAATATACGCGTTACCGAAATAATAGCCTAATCCTACAAATGTAGGCGAAAAATACACTAAATTACGTTTTCTATAAATATCTACATATACACCATACAATCCCATATTACCAACGGATTCGCATTTGTGTAATAAATATTCTACAACACCTGGACATAACAAACATAACAACATGGAACCAAATAAATTGGGTGAAATACCATCTATATCTGACATAACAATATTTTGCAATAGATATTGTTATTTGTTTATATGTATTTGTTTTATATAATGTTCGTGGATTCTATGGAGAAATGACGAAGGAGTTTCACAGTATGAATAGGAGTTCTCGCAATAGTTTATGCAGAATATATCACAGACAACTTACTCAAGTTCTGTAAATACTCCATTGTAAATTGTTTTTGTTGGTCCGTCATATTGGAAACTGGTTCTCTCAGTGTATCTACAATTTTGAGAACTTCTTTTGAGTTGGCTATATATGCTAAATCTTCCGAATAATCTTTCTGGAAAAAGAAGTCGATATTACCAGAATCAATAGTATCTTTGTAGGGTAAATAAATATATTGCACCCACGTTTTAATGATAATTGTCGGATTTGCCTGTTTTATTGCTAAAAAAGAGGTTTTAGCCGTTTGAATGTCTAAATTGTCCGGAAAAATGCGGATTACATCGTCTAAAAACTCAAATAAATGTGTATTAAACGTTCTCAATATGGTTTTTTTGTCGGTCATCCCAAATGAATATACAATATATTTGTTATTATTTATATTAGTTTTCACTAAATTGTTTGAAGTATATTTTTATTGTAATATACAAATAATCAGATAGGCATTGATTGTCCGGGCATGTAAGGTGATGTGTTTGGAAAGTATTGAGTGACATCTGCATTCCGTTTTTGTTGTAAATCGTCTAAAGAAACCCCCGAGCCAATTTTATCAGGTCGATATGTATCCGGTGGCGTTGGAATAGTAAAATTACTATGATCAGCCGGAACATAATTAGATAATGTTCTATTTCCACCACTACCTTTTGCACTCAATTCTTCCGGGGTTAAGTCATAGGATGTATATTTTTCGGACATTACATTGGAAGACCCTCCGCCTATACTATATGCCATAGGTTCTCCTCCAGAATGAGAAACTGCCGCATCCCTTTGTTTTTTTACTAAAGGATGTAATATAGGGAGTATTTCATCGCCTAAAACAACCCTATAATTTTGTTTGACTAATAACAATGCAGGAACACTATGAACATTTGGAGGAAGCATGATTTTTTTACCATTTTCAAGCAAAATATACGTTTGGTTTGTAAATGAATCTCTTTGACGTTTGTCTATACAAATACAATTTAGCTGATTTGTAAGATTTTCTTTTACTAAATAAGCAATAATTTTCTTAGAATGCACACAATAATTACTATAATACAAAATATCCATTCTTTTTTCTATAGTTTCATACACTATAAAAAAAATACATGTTTTACACAAAACTGCTGATTATTTATGTAGATCCTAAACACATAGAATACAATAATCTATTTTGGAAATAGAAAATGGCATAGCCGAGTGAGCCAATCACTGCAGAGAAATAAAAGTCCAATCCCTTTCTCTTAGAAACTCCAATGATTAAGGCCGAAAACAGAACAACTGCAACAAATACCAATCCTATAACTGAGAGAATGTAAAAATACATGCAATATTGTTTGCCTAAAGGGCTGAAAAAACGCTGTTGAATATCGTCCATTGTATAGTATATATTATATAATAGATTTTTTCTAAATGTCTATCATTGAAAATCAGATAAAGATAGACTGTAAATATAATATATATTTTTATATTATAGAATATTATGACAGACCGAGACCTAAATGACGAAGTCGTGTGGAAAATTATCAATTCACATTTTAATGAAAATCCACAATCTTTAGTAGCACATCATATTGAATCATACAACGATTTTTACGCAAACGGTATTCAACAAATATTCAAGGAAAAAAACCCTGTTCGGATTTCATCTAAATATGATGAAACAATCAATGATTATAGATATCAATGTTTATTGTATTTTGGTGGAAAAGATGGTTCTCGTATTTATTACGGTAAACCGGTTATACATGACAAGGATAATGCGCATTATATGATGCCCAATGAGGCCCGTATGCGTAATATGAACTATTCAATGACTATACACTATGATATTGAAGTGGAATATATCCGATTACTGGAACCAGGTGAAGAACCTATTTTAATTGGCGTAGATGAATTGGAGAAAAAAACGGGAGGAGATGGTTTAGAACTGGTTCCAGACTATTCGTCACTTATTGCTGACCACAATTTGCGCGAATCTGTTGGAAAACTGAAAAAAGAAGGATTACGTGGCGGAGAACTGCTAAATTATCTGGATAAAGCCGAAGAAAGTGATGATGAAAACCCGGCCGAGTATGAGTATGAACAAATTGGAGGTGGTCCAAAAACTACTGGGACAACAAAAGCACCTGCAGCTGCAAAGGGAGACAAACGTCCTAAATCTACAAAAACACAACCAAAAGAAAAAGCGGCTACCGGGGTTCCGTTCATATTAACAGCTGCAGATGCGGCTAAATTGAAAGAAGTAAATGCACGTTCTCTAGCACAACCGAATAAACAAATACACTCCACTATGTTAGAAAAAATCTATTTGGGTAAGTTTCCTATCATGGTTCAATCGGAATATTGTATTTTGAATGGATTGAATCGCGAAGTCCGTTTTTCTATGGGAGAATGTCGCAATGATTTAGGTGGATATTTCATTATCAACGGAAAAGAAAAAACCATTGTTCCCCAAGAAAAGTTCGCTGATAACATGCTGTATATAAAGGATGTGAAAGGCGACGATTATTTATATTCCGCAGAAATACGTTCTGTTTCAGAGAACTCTGCGAAACCTATTCGCACATTCTCTGTAAAAATGGTTGCACCTAGCACAAAATATAGTAATCGGAATATTGTAGTGAATATTCCCAATGTAAGAAAGCCAGTTCCACTATTTATTGTATTCCGAGCTCTTGGCATTATTTCAGATAAGGACATTATTACAATGTGTCTATTGGATTTAGAGAAATATGAGAACATGATAGACTTGTTTATTCCATCCATACATGATGCAGGGGGTATTCTATCCCAGCAAACCGCATTGATGTATATCGCATCTCTCACTAAAATAAACACAGTAACCTATGTTCTCGAAATATTGGCCGATTATTTCCTCCCTCACATTGGCGAGGTTGCCTATATCCAAAAGGCATATTATTTAGGATATATTGTATTCCGTCTATTGAATGTGTCTATTGGTGTAGAAGCCCCAACTGACCGTGATAGTTTTCGATATAAACGTGTAGAATTGGCAGGTTCTCTGTTATATGATTTATTCAAAGAATACTATGCTATACAACAACGCGGTATTCATCTAGAGTTTGAGAAAAAACTCTATTATAATAAAGATTTATATGAGTCCAGATTAGATGCACTCATACGTGATAACTATCGCGAAGTATTAAAAGAACGCATATTAGAGACCGGCTTCAAAAAAGCATTCAAAGGAAATTGGGGTGCCCAATCTCATACAAAACGCATCGGTGTAGTGCAAGACTTGAATCGTCTTTCGTTTTATACATATATCAGTCATTTGAGAAAAACCAATTTACCATTGGATTCGAGTGTAAAACTGGTTGGACCGCGTGTTCTCCATAGTTCGCATTGGGGATTTATTGATCCCATTGATACTCCCGATGGTGGAAATATTGGATTGCACAAGCAATTATCGATAACGACATATATTTCACGAGGTATGTCTAGAGAACCTGTCATACAGTGGATGCGTGAAAAAGCATCTATGCGTTTGATAGAAGATTGTGGCCCGCAATTATTATCAGAAATGACAAAAGTCATTATAAACGGATATTGGGCAGGTGCTGTGGGAGAACCTATTGAAACAATCAAAAAAATCAGATTATTCAAAAGAAATGCATTGTTGCCTATTCATATGTCAGCCACTTTCGATATAAAACAGAATACAATATTTATTTATACAGATATGGGACGTTTGTGTCGTCCGGTTTTCTATAAAGACAGTGAAACAAATAAAATGTCCTATGAAAATAAGCAAATTATTGAAAAACTGAAAAAAGACGAGTTCTCTTGGAAAGACCTCATTTCCGGATTCAATGAGAAACGGATCGGCAATTTCAACCCTACTATTCCAAAAATATATGAACTACCTGATTTGTATGAAGGAGTAGAAGTGGAAACAAATCCGGCTAAATTGGACAGATTCCTTAAAAATAAGGCCATTATAGATTATATTGACCCCAGTGAAAGTGAAGATATTTTAATTGCGGTTTCTCCAGACGAAGTATTGCCAATCCATACCCATGCAGAAATACATGAATCACTTATTTTTGGAGTTATGTGTAATCAAATCATTTTTCCG